GTAGACTTCCGTTTCGATGGCACTTCCACAGGAAGGCTCTCATGCGCTGCGTACACCGCTAAGAAGGCGATGGGCGTATCCTTCCACACTCTACCCCGAGAAACTACAAACAACATCAGGAGCCTGTTCAAGGCCCCTGGAGACTGGGCCTTTATTGCTGCTGATTACTCAGCTATGGAACTCAGAGTGCTATCGCACATTGCCAAGGAAGGTAATATGCACCTAGCCTTTAATCAGGGAGCAGATTTGCATACTTATACTGCAAGGCTCCTATTTAACAAAGAGAATATCAGTAAGCAGGAACGCCAGATTGCTAAAACAGTTTCGTTCCTAATCGTCTATGGTGGTGGTGCTTTTAATCTAAGCGAGACTATGGGCATTCCTATGCGCCGAGCAGAGAAGATTATTAAAGACTATGAGAATGTTTACCCAGGGATTTTTACATACATGGAATTCGTTAACAACTTCATTAGGAATAATGGATATGCATATACTATTTTTGGACGCAAGCGTAACTTACCTGATGTTTATAGCAGGGACCGTTCGGTAGTCAACAGGGCTCTGAGACAGGGACTAAACTTTACTATTCAAAGTTCAGCATCTGACATACTTCTTACCTCTCTCCTAGGAGCTTCGGAGAGGTTCAAGGAGGCAGGACTGCAAGCCAAGCCTGTTGCCACAGTCCATGACTCAATTGAGATCGTTTGTCCCAAAGAAGAGGTGAAGGATACACTAGCAATCCTCTATGATGAGATGGTTAACTATCCTAAGCTTAGAGATATTTTCAATATCCATTTCGATGTACCTATGGCAATTGATGCAGAGGTTGGCAAGTCCTTTGGTGACGGAAAAGAAGTTCACTTTGAGAATGGAATACCTGTACTATGAGAGTATTTAGATTACTGAAGGCTGTTTATCGCTGGTGCATGGGAGGATTTCGTATATCTCCTCTAGCTAGAAAGCGTATGCAGATATGTAAAGCTTGTGCTTTTTTATCTTCAGGGAAGTGTGATATTTGTGGGTGCGTAGTAAAATATAAAACTAAGATGGATACTGAAGAGTGTCCGATACATAAATGGTAAAGACATTAATAATTGGAGATCTGCATTTTGATAACAAACACATTGGTTTGCTGGATGCTCAGAAGAAAGCTGTGATGCAAATCTGTAAAGATAATGGTGACTGCTCTAAGGTTATTTTTCTAGGCGATCTGATGATGCATAGGAACCCAAGACCTTCAGTACTGTTGGCCTTGAAAGAGGTAATGGACGAAGTAAGTAAGACTAAAAATATTTATATTCTGAGGGGAAACCATGACAGCGTAAGCAAAGCTGATGATGGAGTTACCGCACTCAGCCTACTAGAAAATGATAAGATTCATGTAGTTACCCAGACTTGGATAGATCACAAAAACAAATGGGTATTTATTCCACACTATGAAGATGAACAAAAAATTAAAGACTTTCTTGCTGCTGCCCCTAAGGATTATACTGTGTTCGGTCACTTTGGTTATTATGGGGTGCTTAACTCTGCTGGCGATGCTGATTTTAGCTTGTCTTTATCCGATTTTAAAAACCCTACAATTCTTGGGCACATTCATAAAGAAGGTAGGAATGGATCCGTCTCAGTCCTCGGAACCCCTTACACCACCAACTTTGGGGAAGCTGGAAAAGATTGCTACTACGGGGTACTGGACGAAAATGGGTTGGATAAAATACCCACTAAAGGAGGACCAAGACACCTAGTTGTAGACTATGACAATGTAGAGGATAACCTTGATTGGATTAACGATGATGGTAACTCCTACTTCACTCTATTAAGAATTAATATCAGTACTATCAACGAAGATCAGGATCGAATTGCAGACCTGTGTGATAAACTTAAGGTGGGATCTATCGAGGTTAAGTACAAGCCACTACTAGATGAGAAGGAAGAGTTCGAAACTGATGGTAGAGTATTTACAACTGCCCTGAACGATGAGTTAATTGATTTTTATATCAACTCAAGTAAAACAAAGATTAATAAAGAGGATCTCCTCTCTGGTTTAAAGTTAATTCATGAAAATCAACAAGATAGAAATTAATAACTTTTACTCTATAAAGAAAGTAAAGTTAAGTTTTGATAAGTATAAGGGTATTGTATTAATTGAGGGACAGAATAAGGATACAGGTGGGTCGAATGGCTCAGGTAAAAGTGTTTTAATTGAAGCTGTTGTTTGGGGTTTGTTTGGTAGGACTATCCGCAAGTCTACTGAAGAGGCTCTAGTTAATAATAATACTAAGAAGGACTGTACTGTTAAGATTACGGTCAATGATGACATCGTAATCGAGAGAGGTAAGAAGCCTGTATTCCTACGCCTATATAAAGGAGGCACGGAGATTACTAAGGACAATGCTTTGAACACTCAAGCATACATCAATGAGCTTCTCCAGACTAACTATAAAGTCTTCCTGGCATCCACGGTCTTCGGACAGCAGAACAATATTGAGTTCATTAATGCTACGCCTGAGGACAAGAGAACTATCATAAAGAACTTCTTGAACCTAGATGATCTGTTCTCCCTCAGGGAATCGGTTAAGTATTTAAAAGCGGAGTACTCTCAAACTGTAAAGAGGCAGAATGCCATTATTCAAGAGCATGAAAAGAGCATTAGCACCTATGACGGTAAATTAGAAGTGCTAACTAATTTACGAAAAGAAGTAGAGGGTAAGTACGATGAGTCTACCCTATCACTAACTCTTTCTGATGTTATACAGTTAGAGAATGATAACACTTCCATTGATTGGAAAATAGCTGCGTCTAATAAGGAGATCGCTGCGCTAGAAGATAGGATCGAACACTTAAATTCTAAGTTACAAAACCCAGGGAGGGAGGAGTACTGTGATATGTGTGGTCAATCTGTCGATGAACCCTTTCACCCAAAGAAACTCGCGCTTGAGATAAGAGAATGTAAAGAGTATGTTACCAAGCAGGAAGAGGATAAGGTAATATATCGAGAAGAAATAAAGGATGTACCTATTAGCTCAAGAGAGTATCACCGAATCATTGCGTACAACCAACTTAAGAAGGAGTCTGAAACCTTTGAGGATATTAAGACGGACACCTTAGCTAAGATCCAAGAAGCACATGATATTAAGCAGGAGTACAATAGTAAGTACGAGATTATGCGTTTCTGGGAAAAGGCATTCTCTGAATCAGGTATAGTTAAGTACATCATTAAGAATGTGCTGGACCATTTTAACTCTAAGGTAAACTTCTACCTGTCCCACCTATCACAAGGCAAGTTCTTTATTGAGTTTGATGAGAGCTTGAAGGAAACCATCACTCATAATAAGAAGGGGATCCATTATATCTCCCTGTCTGGTGGCGAGAAAAGGAAGGTTAGCTTGTCTGTTATGCTTGGATTGCAGGAGCTTTTGAAGATCTCCCACAACCAGAAAACAAACCTGATGTTTTTTGATGAAGTTGCTGAAAATCTTGACCAAGAGGGCTTGGACGGACTCTACATACTACTGTCTGAATTAAAGAAAGAGAAGAGTTTGTTCGTAATTACCCATAATAATTATCTCAAATCCCTGATGGATAACTCAAAGACCCTCACTATAATAAAGACCAAGGGCTTCTCTAGGCTAACAGGAAAATAAAATGGTAAATACGACTCTAAAAGGCATCGGACAGGAAATTTTTGAAACTCGATACGCTTACCCTGGTGAAACAAAATGGTCTGAGAGGGCTAGAGTGATTGCGAAGACAGTTGCATCGGCTGAGAACGATGAGGATAAGGAGAAAATTGAAAAACTTTTTTATGAATCCATCGGATCTGGTGATCTTATTCCTGGTGGTAGGATTATTTTTGGTGCTGGCCGTAGTCGAGGTAATCATAACCTTCTTAATTGCTATGTCATTGTACCTGAAGACAGCGTGGATTCAATTGGTAAAACTGTTCAAGATATGTACAAGATTTCTTGTGCAGGGGGAGGAGTAGGGTTTAATGTGTCCAAGATTCGTCCAAAGGGTGATGATATTGGTAGCGTAAAGTCCTCAGCCCCAGGATCGGTTTCTGTACTTAAAATGATTAACGAGGTAGGTGAACATGTACGAGCGGGAAAAAATAGGCGCACGGCTCTTATGGGCATTCTTAATGTCACTCATCCTGATTTGCTTGAGTTCCTTAGTGTCAAGCTTGACCAAGGGCAGTTGAATAACTTTAACATCTCTGTAGCTATCACCAACCGTTTTCTTGAAGCTGTTGAGTTTGGAGAGGACTGGTACTTCTCTTTTAATAATAAAGAGTACCACTCCTTTGATATAGTTAGAAGTAATAAGGATAGGCAGGAAGTAATCAGCGTACTAGGTCTTGATGAGGAGGATGCTTTAGCCCGTGCTGAAAATTTTCATAAGCTTGAGTGGACTGATACCCTAGAGGTATTGGGACAGAGGGATATTAAAGCGAGAGACCTTTGGGATATGATCTGGAAGAATTCTGTAGAGTCTGGAGACCCTGGGATTTATAATATTGACCTAGCGAACAAGTACACAAATGTTTCATACTTTGAAAAATTGGATTCAACGAATCCGTGTGGTGAAATTTCTCTACCCTCTTATGGGAATTGCTGTTTGGGTAATATTAATCTTAGCAATATGGTACTTGATGATGGTTCCGATTTGGATTGGAAACGCTTGGCAAAGACTGTTAGAAATGGAGTCAGGTTTCTAGACAATGTGCTGACCATTAATACCTTCCCTACGGAGGAGTGTAAGCTGGTGGGTGAGCGTTCCCGTAGGATTGGTTTGGGTGTGACTGGACTACATTATATGCTAATCAAACTAGGCTTACGGTACGGTAGTGAGTCCTGCCTAGAATTTTTAGAAAGATTATTCAGTACTATCAGAGATGAAGCTTATAAGATGTCTATATACCTGTCAAGGGACAAGGCTCCCTTCCCTGAGTTTGATTATAAAAAATATCTTGAAGAAGATTTTGCGAAAACTCTCCCTGCTCGTATTAGAATGCTTATCAAACGACACGGGATTCGAAATGCTGTTATGCTTACTATCCCTCCTTGCGGTACTATCTCTATGTTACACGGGGTTAGTTCAGGTATTGAGCCTATTTTCTCTGCTATGTATAACAGGCGTTATAGGAATAACAATATTTGGAAAGAGAAATTAGTTGTTGATCCGTTATTTCAAGAATATTATGACAAAGGAAAAACCCTTACAGCATTCGTTGGAGCCTACGATGTACCTCCAGAGGACCACATCAAAGTACAGGCTACGGTACAGAAATTTATCGACTCCTGTATATCAAAAACAATTAATCTACCGAGTACTTCAACGCCTGAAGAATTTTCTCAGGCTGCGCTAGACTACGCTCCATATCTTAAGGGTCTTACTGTTTATCGTGCAGGAGCTAAAGAAGATGAACCTCTAAAAGTTATTCCATTATCTATACAAAATATTCAAAAGTATATGGGATCCCCAGAGAAGGAAGTACCCGAGGTTAGCGTCCTGGCAGGAGATGCTTGCTCCCTAGAAGGAGGGGATTGTGGAGCCTGAGGATTTTGAAGAGTTACCTACGGAAGATGACCTTAATTGGGAGGAATAATTATGGCAGCATATGAATGGATTTGTAGAGAATGTAATATTTGGTGGGATAGAGAGTGTCGTGTAGGGAAAGCTCCCGATAGAACTCGTTGTCCTAAGTGTCGGGCCTTATCCCACAGGTATTTCCAACAATCTGTACCTATATCCTTTAAGGATGATGGAGCGGGGAACCAAAATAATCCAGGGGTTCAAGACTTCCATACAGTAAGACGCAGGTATCAGAAGCACTTTGAAAAGGGTTATGATAAAGATTCAGGAAATAGGTGGCTGCACAAAAGCATTCAACAAAGCAAGGATGCTCAAGACGATGAATCTTTCCGTTATAAGTCTGCGGAAATTAACTGGGATAAATTCGCTGACGCTAGAGGGCTTAAAAAGGTGGGAGAGCAAGAGGTCAGAAATAAGATAAAAAGATCTAAAAAACTAACCTTAGATGCCTATGATAGGGCCAACAAGATGGGCTACAAAGACATTGGTAGCGAAAAACTAGACATAACAAAACCTAACAAAAACAAACCGACTTAATATGGCATACGATTTTAGTGAGAACATTCAACGAGGTATTCTCTACCTCCTGAAATCCAATAAAGATTTTTATCTACAGATTATTAATCTGGTTCAACCTGATTACTTTGAGTATCCTTCCCACGCTAAGATCTTTGGCAATGTCAAGGCTCATTATGAGAAGTATGGCAAGCTTCCGACTGATGATTTTATCATTCAGGACATCAAGCCTATGCTTGGTTCTAGGGAGAATGCCTCCGACTACGAGGATGAGCTTGCATACATTAACAATGTAGACACCTCTACCGTAGGCAACACGGAGTATATGCTAGACCTTGTAGAGGGGTTTGCAAAAAAGGAAGCTATGAAGGCAGCGATTGCTGATAGCATTTCGCTAATTAAGGAGAACAGGATTGATGAGGTTGAAGCTTTGGTTAGGAAGGCCCTCCTTATTAATCGGGATGTAGATACTGGACAGGATTACTTTACTGATCTTACTGGTCGCTGGGATCGCATATTCAATAAGAAAAATGAGGTTAAGTACAAGACAGTCCTGCCCTCAATTAACAAATCCCTGGAGGGTGGCTTGGGTACTAAAGAGATGGCAATGGTTGTTGCCCCTCCTGGGGTAGGCAAATCCTTGTATCTTGTCAATCAAGGAGTGCAATCAATGATTGAGGGT